AAGCGTATTGAAATTGCCACCGTGCTCGCACGCTCAACCAAAATTTCTCTTTTCGACGAGCCCGAAGCAGGTATTGACCTATGGAGTTTCAATAATTTAATTGAAGTTTTTGAAAAAATGCACGATACTTTGGGTGGTTCCATTATTATTATTTCCCATCAGGAAAGAATTCTTAATATTGCTGACAGAATAATTGTAATATCGGGCGGTAACATTGAAAAAACAGGCAATAAGGAAGATATTTTGCCGGCGCTTTTAGGAAAAGCAGATATGGCTTGTAAAAAATTGGTAGGAGGCTCAAAAGGTAACCGATGAATAGCACAGAGCTTGAACTTTTAAAAATCATTGCCGATATGGACGGTACTCCAGACGGCGCTTACAATATCCGTTCAAACGGCGGTCTTGCTGAAAGACAGATAACTGAAAATATTAACATAGTTACAAAAACCGATAAATCGGGTATTGACATCATAATCAAACCGCACACAAAGAATGAAAAGGTGCATATCCCCGTTATCATCAGTGAAAGTGGTCTTTCCGAAATGGTTTACAATGATTTCATCATTGGCGACGGTGCAGAGGTTGAAATTGTTGCAGGCTGCGGTATTCACAACTGCGGCGGTGAGGAATCAAGGCACGATGGTATACACAGCTTTTTCGTTGGCAAAAATGCAAAGGTTAAATATGCCGAAAAGCATTATGGCTCGGGTGATGGTATGGGCGACAAAAATATGAATCCCACCACCGTTATAAACATAGCCGAGGGCGGTTATATGGAAATGGAAACCACACAGATTAAGGGTATTGATTCCACAAACCGCAAAACCGTGGCAAAACTTCAGAAAGACGCTACGCTTGTTATAAAAGAAAAACTTATGACTCACGGAAAGCAAAGAGCCGAAACCGATTTTACAGTTGACCTTGACGGTGAAAATTCAAGTGCTAATGTAATTTCCCGTTCGGTTGCTAAAGATGAGTCTTATCAAATATTCCTTTCAAAAATCAACGGCAACAATGTCTGCAGCGGTCATACTGAGTGTGATGCAATTATTATGGATAACGCCCATGTTTCTGCCGTTCCTGAAATCACCGCTAATCATATTGACGCTTCTCTCATTCACGAGGCGGCAATAGGCAAAATTGCGGGTGAACAGTTAATAAAACTTATGACTTTAGGGCTTTCCGAACAAGAGGCTGAAGAACAAATAGTAAACGGATTTTTAAAATAGGTATAATCGCATAATTTTGCGGTAAAATATATTAAGAGGTGTTAAATATGGAATTAAAAGGAAGCAAAACAGAAAAAAACTTAATGGCTGCTTTTTCAGGTGAAAGCGAAGCCAGAAACAAGTACACTTACTTTGCAAGTGTTGCCAAAAAGGAAGGTTACGAGCAGATTTCTGCAATTTTCCTTGATACTGCAAACAATGAAAAGGAACACGCAAAGCTTTGGTTTAAGTATTTAAACGGAATCGGCGATACAAAGACAAATCTTAAAGCTGCAGCAGACGGTGAAAACTATGAATGGGAAGGTACTTCAGGTATGTACCCAAGAATGGCGAGAGAAGCTGAGGAAGAAGGCTTTACCGAGCTTGCTAAAAAGTTTAGAATGGTAGCTGAGATTGAGAGACACCATGAAGAACGATTTAGAGCTTTAATTAAAAACCTTGAAAATAATGAGGTATTTGCAAAGGCTGAAACAATGGTTTGGGAATGTAAAAATTGCGGTCATCTTCATGTTGGAACGGATGCACCAAAGGTATGTCCGGTTTGCAACCATCCTCAAGCCTATTTTGAAGTTAAAGCTGAGAATTATTAAATTTTAAGGTCAATATCTAATTCAAAGTCAGGACAGTACCATCCACCGGCTAACTCAATACCTTTTTCTTTAGCTTCTTCAGATGTCATTCGTATTGCTTTAGGTCTACGATAAACAATTTTATCTACAACCTTTAATAGTAGCTTGTTTTTTGTGGAGGCAGAAACAGAACTATCACCTAATTTATCAATGGCTTCGTGCAATGTTGCGATTGCACCATTATAATCAATGTGTTCCGGCACATCGTTATAAGCTGTTTCCAATGCGTTCTCAAGATTCTGTTTCTCCTCCATACATTTAGCCATGAGTTTATCAAAAACTTGTTTAGGCATTTTTTCTTCGGTATATTTTTCCCATAGGGATAATTCTTTCTTTTCAACTTCAACATATTTAGACTCAAGGAGAGACACATATTCGGTGTGTTTCTCTTTTTTATTATCGTCATCGTTGGTTACTCTTGCTGATATGTTTTCTAATTCTTTCTTTAAATGAATTATTACTGCATCTATCAATTCTTTTTCACCAATAGAGGCATTACCACAAAACATTTGCTCATCACAGAGATAGCGGTATGTATTTCTGTTCTTTCTTCGTATCATAACCTTGCCGCACTCACATCTTAAAATTGAAGCAAAAGGATTTTGGAGTGTTTTGTTTGGCTTAACAGAAGGATAACGGTGTATCTTATTATTGGCTCTATAAAACAAATCCTCGTCAATAATTGGAGGGTGCTTTCCGTCTACAACCTCAAAATCTTCATTAAAAACGCATTGTGTGAGGATTTCTTGGTTATGGACTGTGTTTACCTTAATATGCTTGCGAATAACCACCTTACCTATATAATGCTCATTTTTAAGCATATTAACAATGCTTGACTTCTTCCATAGCTCTCCTTTTTTGGGTTTGATACCCATAGAATTAAGTCTCTGACATATCTTTGTTGCACCTATACCCTCATTGACATACCAATCAAATATCATGCGTACAACCTTAGCCTCATCTTCTACTATTGCAAGAGTGGGGCATTTTCTTTTACCTTCAGTAATCCATTCTCTCTCATAACCATAAGGAGCTACACCATTGATATAATTACCGGCTTGCAAAGATAAGGCTTTACCTCTCTGCAATATCTTCTTAGTATATTCAAGGTACTCATTTCCTCTTTTTAATTCCCTCTCAAATCCGTCTCGGTCATACTCATCGTTTAAATCGTAAATCTTTTGTGGAGTGATAACCATTGTATTAGTATATCTGAGGAGCTTTATCAATCTACCACAGTCCTCTAAATCTCCTCTTGAAAGTCTTTGTACCTCTACAACAAGAACAGCTTTTATTTTAGGTGATTCAATCCTCTTGAGCAGTTTTCTCATTTCAGGTCTACCCTCTATAGTTTCACCTGATACAACCTCACGATAGATATTATCAGCCGGAATAGGTGCATCTAAATTTCTATCAGCCCATTCCTTTAAAATAGTTTCGTGTTTTTCTAACACTTCCTCAACAGAGAGCATAGGGTCATCTGACCTTGATTTTCTTAAATATTCTAATAATTCTTCAGGCTCAAAGTGTGGGTATTCTTTGTACATAGATTGCCTCCTTTCTTATTGTATTATTATGAAACACATAATAATTATTGGCAAGAATATTGCTATATTTTCTATTCTTTCAAGTGCCTTTTTTTCTTCTTTGGTTGCCTTTTCTTTTAACTCTTTTAAATAAGAATGGTTAAGGAACGCAAAAAAGCCGATAAGACCAAAAACGATGCAAGCAATAATTTTAAATACGAGCATTAAAACACTTCTTTTCTTAAATTACATTCTCATTAAAAAAACTTAAATTCTCTTATTACAATATCTTGTATTGGTTTAGAGGTTTCAAGTTTTTTTAATTTAGTTGAGATTTCTTCTATTTTACTTAATTCTTCGTTTAAATCATTTTTTGCTTTGCTTTTATTGGATTTGCAAATTTCTTTAAACCGGTGAGAACTATCATGTCCTAATAATTCATTTTCTCTTAAATTTGATTCTGATTTTTCTATTAGTTGTTTAAGCATTTCACTTTTTGATTTTGAATAATGAAGCTCTAAAAATAATTGTTTATATTGTTTTAAGCAAAGTATTTCAAGTGCTTGCCTACTGTTTGTATTACTATGGGAATATTCTCTATCAGCTAAACATATTAACATATCCGATAAAGTTAGGTCTCGTTGACTCATATTTTCATTTCCTTTCAAATTCTATTTTATATAAACATATATGTACTATATCCTTAAAACCTTAACCAACCTAAACTTGGATTTGAAACTTCAAGAATTAAAAGGATTATAAGAATACCATAGCCTACACCAGCAAGAATTTTTGATATGAGATTTTCTTTTTTAAGGGTTTTAATATGCTCTTCTTTTTCCTTAAGAATTTCTCTTTTATCTGCAAGTCGCATTTCATAGTTTTTTGTTACATCTTCACGGTGTTGCTCATAGTGAGACCTTATATTGTTAATGTGAGCTTCTTCGGTTTTTCTTCTTTCTTCAAGTTGAAATTCATACATTTCTTTAATAGAGTTTATAGAAAACTCTTTAACTTCGTCTTTATTTTTGCCGGTTATTTCATCAAAAGAGCCGCCTAAGACAAACATTATAGGCAATATGGTATCTAAACCGGGATTTTCAACTTTCCCTGAAAAGAGTTTTTTGACGGTTGATTCAGGTATTCTGCTTGCCTCAGCAATAGCTTCATAGGTAAGACCGCTTTTTTCTTTTAAAGTTACAAGGTATTTTATAACAATTTTTGAATCTATTCGTGTATACATTTTTATCTCCTTAAAAGTGTTGATTTATAAGGGGTTGTGTACTATTCGATACCCTAAAAGTACCAAATATTACACCTTAAAATAATTGATTTTAGGGGTTGGCTACTATTTGGATATTGATTTTTTGTTACCAAAGATTTACAATTCACCCAACGAAATCCATTGACGAAAAATATTTTTCAATGGTAAAATTAAATCGAACGAATGTTCTACATATTATCGTGCGAGGAGTAAGACTAATGCTAAAAAACGAACATACATTAACACTATCAAACAAACACACACAGGATGAATTGAAAGAAGATTATATCAATAAAATTACTAAACTTTTAAGGTTATGTAATGATATAAGTCTCCTTGACCTAATAAAAAAATTACTTGAAAAGAGTATTTAGCATTTGGCTTATACTTTGCAATTTATCTTTATCAAGTTTATAAAGAGTTTCAACAACCGACATAAAATCTGAGTCGGTTCGCATTTTAAGAATGATGTCTGCTTGGATGTCATTCTTTTTTTGTTCTTCTTCCCATCCCATTAAATGAGCAGGAGTTGTATCTAATGCCTTTGCAAGTGCAGCAATTTTATCTCTTTTCATGTTGGCAATAATACCTGTTTCCCATTTTCTTACTGTGCTTTTACCAACACCTACCATATTGCCGACTTCCTCTAAAGTTAATCCTTTTGCTTTTCGTAATTCTTTAATTCTTAAAGACATATCTCCACTTGCCATATTTGTTACCTCCTTTCTTTATTTAAAGTATAGCAGATTTGTGTCTTTTGTGCAACAAAAAATTCCAAAAATACAAAAAAGTTGCTTAAAAGACAAAAAAGTTGTTGACAAAAAAAGTAAATGGTGTTATTATTTGTGTGTCCTTTAAGACACTTGATTAGGTTGACAGGAGGTGAGACAGATGGATAAGGCATTGTTAGAGTATGAAATGAATAAGAAAAATATCACCATCAAAATGATGTGTGAAAGACTTGGGATGTCTCGTTCTGCTTTTTATAGAAAATGTAATGGCATAACAGAATTTACTCAAAGTGAGATTCAAGGAATCGTTGACTATTTAGGTCTTGAATCCCCTTCAGGCATTTTTTTTAATTAAAAAGTGTCCTAAAAGACACCGAAGGAGTTGGTTAAATGGCAACAGTAAGAGTCCATCACCCTAACTTAACCAAAGAGGAGAAAAAAATAAGGGTGGAAGAAATTAAGAAAGCTCTGATTGAGTTTTACAAGGAGTGTAACAAAGGAAAATGAAAGTAGATTTAAAACAAGGTGATTGCCTTGAATTGATGAAGGATATTCCTGATGGTTCTATTGATTTGGTTCTTTGTGATTTACCATACAAGGAAACAGGCAATAAGTGGGATAAATCTTTCCCTTTAGACAAAGTTTGTCAAGAGTTTGAAAGGCTCGTCAAGGAAAATGGTGCAATCGTTTTAACAGGTACTTTTAGATTCGGTGTGCAGTTATTTAATTTGATGCCTCATCTTTATAAGTATGATTGGGTTTGGGAAAAGGACAATGGTACAAATGCACCAAATGTAAACCTTCAGCCTTTTAGAATACATGAGTTTATATTTGTGTTTGGTAAAGGCAGAGTAACAAACGGGAAAAGAGTACCAATGAAATATTTTCCTCAAAAAACTGATGGAAAGCCATATTGTCAGAAATCAGGGCGAATGAGTGAAAATTGGAAAGGTGGTCTTGGAACGGTAGTTACCGACAACAAAGATGGCAAAAGACATCCTAAGACAATTCAAAAATTCATTAGAGACAAAGGTGGCTTACACCCTACACAAAAACCGGTTGCTTTAATGGAGTACATAATTAAAACATATACAAATGAAAATGATTTAGTTTTAGATTGTTGTATGGGTAGTGGTAGCACAGGTGTAGCAGCAGTTAATACCAATCGTAATTTTATTGGTATGGAGTTAGATGAGCATTACTTCAATATAGCAAAGGAAAGGATAGAAAAAAATGCTTGATTATCAAATAGCAGTAATTATATTTTTCGCATTGTTGCTCTTATCAATCATAGTGGTTGGCTTGATTGATGAAGCAATTAAGAAGCATAAGGCAAAGAAAGAATACTTTGAAAACCTTATAAAAGAAAACAAACAGCTTAAAGAAAAAATTTATAGACTGAAATTTAATGCAGAATTGAGAGGTTTAAAGATAGATGATTAAGGAAATTGCTTTTAATAACCATGAGGAATGGTTGGAAATTCGTAAAAAATATATTGGTGGTTCGGATGCGGCAGCAGTTGTAGGACTCAATTCATTCTCAAGTCCTTATACAGTATGGGCTGATAAGCTCGGCAAACTTCCTCCAAAGGAAGATAATGAGGCTATGAGATTAGGTAGAGACCTTGAGGATTATGTTGCAAAAAGATTTACAGAACAGACCGGTAAAAAGGTTAGAAGAAAGAATTTTATTCTTTGGAACTCTGATTATCCTTTTGCTCATGCAAATGTTGACCGTTTGATTGTAGGTGAAAACGCAGGTCTTGAATGTAAGACTACTTCTGTTCTCAACCTCAAGAATTTTAAAAATGGTGAGTTTCCTGAAAACTACTATGTTCAATGTATGCACTATATGGCAGTTACCGGTTATAAGAAATGGTATCTTGCTGTTCTTATTCTCGGTAAAGAGTTTAAGGTATTTGAAATAGAGCGAGACGAAGATGAAATCAAGGCTCTAATGGAAGCTGAGAGAGAGTTTTGGACTTGTGTTGAAAAGGGTGAGCCTCCAATGATAGATGGCTCTGAGGCAACCACAAATACAATTAAAACTGTCTTAGCTGAGTCAAATGATGATACACCTGTAAATCTATTTGCTTATGATTCTACTCTTGAGCAGTACATAGCTTTATCAAAACAGATTAAAGAGTTAGAAAATCTAAGAGACGAGATGGCTAATAAGGTCAAGGTATTTATGGATAGCTCGGCTAAAGGTGAATCTGATAAATATAAAGTTTCTTTCGCATCGTCTTTAAGACAATCATTTGATAGCAAGAGGTTTGCTAAAGATAATCCTAATATTGATTTAAGTGATTATTATAAAACTTCAACTTATCGCACATTTAAAGTAAATGAAAAGTAATTTTAAGGAGAAATAATTATGTCAAACACAATTCAGAATAAAGTAGCTACTACAAACAATAACGGTCAAAAGACCATGCAACAGTATATTAAGTCTATGGAAGGCGAGATAGCAAAGGCTCTCCCTTCAGTCCTCACTCCTGAAAGATTTACAAGAATGGTACTAAGTGCCTTATCTGTAAATCCTAAACTTGCAAGCTGTACTCCTAAGTCATTTCTCGGAGCTATGATGTGTGCTGCACAGCTCGGTGTAGAACCTAATACTCCTCTCGGTCAAGCCTACCTCCTTCCCTATGCTAACAAGGGTGTGCAAGAGTGTCAATTCCAACTTGGATATAAGGGCTTAATTGACCTTGCTTATCGGTCCGGTGAGGTTGAGGTAGTACAAGCTCATATAGTTTATGAAAACGATGATTTCTCTTATGAATATGGTTTAGAACCTAAACTCGTACATAAACCTGCCTCCAGCAATAGAGGTGAAGCAATCCTTGTATATGCAATGTTTAAGACTAAGCAAGGTGGATTCGGCTTTGAGGTAATGTCAATGGATGATGTTAAAGCTCATGCTGCTAAATATAGCAAGGCTTATTCTTCTTCATTCTCTCCGTGGAAAACTAACTTTGAAGAAATGGCTAAGAAAACTGTTTTAAAGAGAGTTTTAAAATATGCTCCTTTAAAAACTGATTTTATCAGAGGTATCTCACAAGATGAAACCATTAAAACGGAGCTTTCTGAGGATATGTATTCCGTACATGATGAGACTGTATTTGAGGCTGATTATACAGATATTGACGAGGAGACCGGAGAGGTTAAGGAGGCATAACCATGACTCAGAAAGAAGCTGTTTTGCAGTATATCAAAGATTTTGGCTCTATTACTCCAATTCAAGCCTTTGCTGATTTAGGCATTACTAAACTTGCAACAGTAGTCTCCAACCTCCGTCTAAAAGACGGAGTGGAGATTAAAAAAGAGTCAATCAAGGTAAAAACACGATATGGAAAATCAACGGTTATCAAAAGATATTCGTTTCCGTCTGAGGAGGAGATTTAAAAATGTTTAACTTAGTGGTATTAACAGGAAGATTAACTGCTGACCCTGAGCTAAAGACTACACCTAATGGTGTTTCAGTAACCTCTTTTAGTATTGCAGTTGAGAGAAGATACAAACAGGGTGAAGAAAGACAAGCTGATTTTATAAATATAGTAGCTTGGCGAAGCTCGGCTGAGTTTATTTGTAAGTATTTCAAAAAAGGCTCAATGATTGGTATTGAAGGCTC